TGAGAAAAATATTTTCCTTAACAAGCGTCTCTCCGAGTCGGTTGCAGAAGGAATCTTAGATCAAGTTTCTGAGGGACTTGCGTCTACTCAGAAAGAGAAGCTCGCTTCACTTGCCGAAAGTGTTGAGTTTGAAAGTGAGGCACAATATCGTGAAAAGGTGGAGATGCTGAAGGAATCATATTTCACTTCAAAGTCAGTTACTCCAACAAAAACTAAATCAGAAACTTTATCTGAAGGTGTAGATCATTCTCCTGAAATTGTTTCAGGTTCAATGTCGGCATATGTTGACATGATTGCAAGAATGTCTAAGTGATATTCAGTTTTTGATTAAGTAAACAATTGAATTTAATATAATTCAAACCCCAAAATAAACACTTACTAAAGGTATAAAGCAAATGTTCCATTCAGAGCATCTGCAGGAAAAGTGGGCACCTCTCCTCAATCATGAGGGTCTTGATTCAATCAAAGATTCGCATAAGAGAGCTGTAACCGCAGTCCTGCTCGAAAACCAAGAAAAATTTTTAAGAGAGCAAAATGCTTTCGCAACATCAGGTTCATTCCTGACTGAGGCACCAACCAATGTCGGCAACGCTGCTGGCGCTCAAGGAGGTTTTGGTGCTGATGCTGCTGCTGCAGGTCCAGTTGCAGGTTTTGATCCCGTTCTGATTTCGTTGATCAGACGTTCAATGCCTAACCTGGTTGCATATGACATCGCAGGCGTTCAACCAATGACAGGTCCTACTGGACTTATCTTTGCAATGCGTGCACGTTATGGTAGTCAGTCTGGAAACGAAGCCCTGTTCGATGAAGCAGATCAGCGTTTCTCTGCGCAGAATGCTGCCAACACCCTGACCCAAGATGGTTATGCAAACGGAGTTGGTATTGGTACTACTGCCGCACTGACTCTTCAAGAGGCAAATCCATCAGTACTCAACGATAGTCCAGTTGGCAGTTACAAAACTTCTGCTGGTATGGATACCGGCGATTCAGAAGCACTTGGCGATGCTACCAACAATCAGTTTAACCAAATGGCTTTCTCAATCGAGAAAGTTACGGTTACTGCACGTTCAAGAGCACTGAAGGCCGAGTATTCACTCGAACTCGCTCAGGACCTGAAGGCAATTCACGGTCTGAACGCAGAAGCAGAACTCGCCAACATTCTGTCATCTGAGATTCTTGCTGAAATCAACCGCGAAGTTATCCGCAGCGTATACATCACTGCAGAAGCTGGTGCTCAAGTAAATACAGCAACCGCAGGTGTATTCGACCTCGACGTTGACTCCAACGGTCGTTGGTCAGTTGAGAAGTTCAAGGGTCTTCTGTTCCAAATCGAGCGCGATGCTAACCAGATTGCACAGCGTACTCGTAGAGGAAAGGGTAACATCATCCTTTGTTCTGCTGATGTTGCTTCTGCACTCACCATGGCTGGTGTACTCGATTACACCCCAGCACTCAACGCTAACCTGAACGTTGATGACACTGGCAACACCTTTGCTGGTGTTCTGCAAGGTAAGTATCGTGTTTATATCGATCCTTATGCTGCAAATAACGCTGCCAACCAATACTACGTTGTTGGTTATAAGGGTTCATCACCTTATGACGCAGGTATGTTCTATTGCCCATACGTTCCTCTCCAGATGGTTCGTTCAGTTGGTGAGGACACCTTCCAACCCAAGATTGGATTTAAGACCCGTTATGGTCTTGTCGCAAATCCATTCGCAGAAGGTGCTGTTCAGGACGGTCAAGGTCTTGGCAGACTGCAGTCAAACAGCAACCGTTATTACAGAAGAGTTCAAGTCAGAAATCTCATGTGATATTGGTTCACGCCATAACATTTTAAGAGGGTTCTTCGGAACCCTCTTTTTTTATCTAAATAATTAAAAAAATGGCATTATCGAATATCAATAATAGTCAGATAGCAAATAGAAATTTTCTATCTCCAACTGGTTTTGAATTTACTTTAAATAGAGCACCCAAAGTTTCTTTTTTTAGCAACTCTGCAAATATTCCAGGACTTACTCTTGGTGGTGCAATTCAACCAACTTATTTGAAAGATATTGATGTTCCTGGAGATAAAATTCAATTTGATGATTTTAATTTGAGATTTATTGTAGATGAAGATTTAAAAAACTATCTAGAAGTTCAAAACTGGATACGTGGATTGGGATATCCAGACTCTCTCAAAGAAATATATAATTTACAAAGACAACCAGGAAGAGTTGAACTTAAAGATTCTAACTCTCAAGACATATATTCCGATGGAACTTTGACAATATTAAATAGCAACTTCCAACCAAATTTTAAAGTGATGTTTAAAGATCTTTGGCCATATTCTTTGACAACATTGGATTTTGATGCTACGGATACGGACATTCAGTACTTTACAGCAGAGGTATCTTTCAAGTATACTATTTACAACATCACTGATTTAAGTGGAAATCTTTTATGACAATTGATCTTGATACTATTCAAAAAATGTGGGAGAAGGATTCTAAGATAGATATGGATAATCTTCATACAGAATCTACAAATATTCCCACACTTCATGCAAAATACTTTGAACTTTATAATACAATCATTCTTCTAAAAAAGAAAGCAGAACAACAAAAAAGAAATATTAGGCACGAAAGATATGAGTACTATTCTGGAAAAGCAGATCCCGATGTTTACATAGAGGATCCATTTCCTAAAAAAATCCGCGACAAAGATACGATGCAAAAATATCTTGATGCTGATGAAAAGTTATCTACGGTTAATTTGAAACTTGATTACTATGAAACTATGCTTGTCTATCTCGAAAGCATTCTGAAAGTGATACAAAACAGAACATATCAAATCAAGAATGCAATTGAGTTTATGAGATTTAGTTCTGGCCTAGGGTAAATAAATACCTTCAGATGAATGGATTCATGTGATTGACACTACAGCAAATCTTGTAATATCAAAATCCAACGAAGTATTTTTGAAGATTAACACAGAGCCTCATATTGAATATGAACTTAGAGATCATTTCAAGTTTGAGGTCCCAAATGCAAAATTCATGCCTCAATATAGGGGTAAGAACTGGAATGGAGAAATTCATTTATATGATATGAGGTCCAAGCAGATCTATGTGGGTCTCTTAGATAAGATTGTATCTTTTTGTAAGCAATATGGATACACTTATAAGTTTGAAAATAATAAGTTTTACGGAACTCCATACGAAGAAAATGATAATATTTCATATGAAGGAGTAAATGATTATATGAACTCTATTTGTACTCACTCTCCAAGAAAATATCAAGTTGAGGGAGTATATGATGCATTAAGGCATAACAGAAAACTATTGATAAGTCCCACTGCATCAGGCAAATCACTGATGATTTATTCCCTAGTAAGATACTATGTAGATAAAGGACAAAAAATTCTTCTAGTTGTTCCAACGACATCTCTTGTAGAGCAGATGTATAAGGATTTTCTTGACTATGGTTGGAATGCAGATTCATATTGTCACAGGATTTATTCGGGAAGAGAGAAGACAAATGATGCTCCAGTTACAATTACAACATGGCAATCTGTTTATAAGTTAGAAAGATCTTTCTTCGAAGATTATGGTGTAATTATAGGTGATGAGGCACATTTATTCAAGAGCAAATCATTAGTTCAGATTACGACTAAGTTGCATCATGCAAAATATAGATTTGGATTTACAGGAACTCTTGATGGAACACAAACACATAAGTGGGTTCTTGAAGGATTATTTGGTCCCTCATATAAGGTGACTAGAACTGACGAATTAATGAAGCAAGGTCACTTGTCTCAACTTGATATTCAATGTGTAGTTCTAAAGCACGATCCTCAAAATTTTGAAAAATATGAAGATGAGATTCAATACTTAATTGGTCATGATCAAAGAAATAAATTTATAACAAATCTTGCATTGGACCTGAAAGGCAATACTTTGGTTTTGTTCAGTAGAGTAGAAGCTCATGGGCAGATATTATATGACAGAATAAATAATAACAAACAGGGAGATCGAAAGATTTTCTTTGTTCATGGTGGTGTTGATACTGAGGAAAGAGAATTAGTCAGAGAAATCACAGAGAGAGAAAACAATGCAATTATTGTTGCTTCTTATGGCACTTTTAGCACTGGCATCAATATTAAAAATTTGCATAATGTAATCTTTGCTTCACCAAGTAAATCAAGAGTTAGAAATTTACAATCAATTGGAAGAATTCTAAGGAAAGGAAAAAATAAAACAAAAGCCGTACTTTACGATATTGCTGATGATTGTACATTTAAATCAAGAAAAAATTACACATTAAATCATTTTATAGAAAGAATCAAAATATACAATGAAGAAAACTTTAATTATGAAATAGTCACAGTTAAAATAAAATAAACAATGACGGAAGAAGACTTTTATGCAACAATAAAATTTAAGAATGGAGAAGAGATTTTCTGTAAGGTAGTTGTAACCGAAGAAACTTCAGACAGAACTCTTCTATTAGTATCTAATGCAATTATTGTTGAAGAAATAAAAAAACAAAATGAAGTTGTTGGTTACAAATTAGAACCTTGGTTAAAAACAACAACAGAAGATTTATTTGTCATCAATTCTGATGATGTATTAACAATGTCAGAATCCTATGATGTCGAAATGATTATGATGCATCAAGATTTTATCAATCAATTAAGGTCTAATGGAAATAATCAATTAGAAATAGATCGTAAAATGGGATACATCTCTTCTGTTAATGAAGCAAAGATACTACTAGAAAAGATATTTAAAGAGAGCTAATTAAGTAGCTAAGTCTTATCCATCAACCCTAACAAAGGTATTCTACAGACAATTTGTTATCTTGTCAACTATATGGATAAATGTTATAATATCTACATAGTAATGATGAAAACTTATGATAACCACAAACGTCATGGCCAAAAGAAAAAGGTCAGAGCACTATGTAAATAACAAAGAGTTTCTTGCTGCTCTAATTAAATATCGTGAGGATATTGAAATCACCTTCATTCAGAAGTATGGTAGAGAGATTACTGATGAGGATAGAAAGACAACATGGGACACAAAACCACCTATTCCTCGCTACATTGGTGAGTGTTTCCTGAAGATTGCCAACCATCTTTCATTTAAACCAAACTTCGTGAACTATATGTTCAAGGAAGATATGATTAGTGATGGCATTGAAAATTGTGTTCAGTATATTCACAATTTCAATCCAGAGAAGTCTCAAAATCCTTTTGCATACTTTACTCAAATTATTCATTATGCTTTTCTCCGTAGGATTCAAAGAGAGAAGCGTCAGTTAGAAATCAAGAACAAGATTATTGAACGCTCTGGATACTCTGAAGTATTTGATGAGAACAAGCTTGACGGAGACAACTATTCCGACTACAATAGTATTAAGGATGCAGTTCACTCCAAACTTCGTTATTGATGAAAATAGCAATTATTACTGACCAACATTTTGGAGCGAGAAAGAACTCTAAACTCTTTCATGATTATTTCCTAAAGTTCTATGATGAAGTGTTTTTCCCGACGCTGGAACAGTACGGGATTACCACAATCGTAGATATGGGAGATACTTTTGATAGTCGTAAAGGTATTGATTTCTCTGCTCTTGCTTGGGCAAAAAATAACTACTATGATCGTCTTCAAGAAATGGGTGTAGAAGTACATACCATTGTTGGAAATCATACAACATATTATAAGAATACCAATAATGTAAACTCTGTAGATTTGTTGTTGAGAGAATATGATAATGTAAAAGTATATTCTGAAGCAACAGAAGTTAAACTTGACAATCTAAACACACTTTTTATTCCTTGGATTAACTCTGAAAATGAAGAAAACACTTTCAAACTTATTAAAAAGACATCTTGCAAGTGTGCGATGGGGCACCTTGAGCTCGCAGGATTTAGAGTTAACTCTCAAATCGTCATGGAGCATGGTTTGGAGAGCAAACTATTTGAGAAGTTCAGTCATGTCTTCTCGGGACACTATCACACTAGATCGACTAATGGAACAGTCCACTATCTAGGAAATCCATATGAAATTTATTGGACAGATTTAAAAGACAATCGTGGGTTTCATATTTTTGATACTAAAACCTTAGAGCATACTCCTATTAATAATCCTTTCAGAATGTTTTATAACATTTATTATGAGGATACTCCATATCAAACGTTTGACACCACCGAGTATGAGAGTAAAATTGTAAAGGTAATTGTAAGAAAGAAGAGTGATACTAAAAAATTTGAAAAGTTTGTAGATAAACTCTATAAGTCAAATGTTGCAGAACTCAAGATTGTTGAAAATTTTCAATTAGAATCTAATGAAGATTTTGAAGTTCTTGAATCTGAAGATACTCTTTCTATCCTTGATAGATATATTAAGGAGGCCGAAATAGGTCTTGATAAACAACTCATACAGAGTATGATAAAGGAAATCTATCAAGAAGCTTGCGAAATGGTTTAAAATGTTTATTCTAACTATTGATGGAAAGGAAAAGGAAGGTGCTTATTCTGTAAAAAACGAAGATGGTGAAAGAATATTGTATCTATTTTCTGCTGAAGATGATGCAGTGAGATATGCAATGATGTTAGAGGAAAGTGGATTTCCTGAAATGCATATTATAGAAATTGAAGATTCTGTTATCATAAAAACTTGCGAAATTCAAGATTGTAAGTATACTATTATAACCCCAGATGATATTGTGATCCCACCAGATATGGAATATGATTTTATTTAAAAATGTTCGTTGGAAAAACTTTCTGTCAACAGGAAATCAATTTACAGAAATTTGCTTTACTGAAAATTCAAATAATCTGATTATTGGTACAAATGGTGCAGGAAAAAGTACCGTTCTTGATGCACTTACATTTTCTCTTTTTGGAAAGCCTTTTAGAAAAATTAATAAACCACAACTTATCAATACAATAAATGAAAAGGATTGTGTTGTTGAGATTGAATTTTCTATAGGAAACACTGAATGGAAAGTTGTAAGAGGAATTAAACCAAACGTTTTTGAGATTTATAGGGATAATAAACTTTTAGATCAAAAGTCAGCAGCTTTAGACCAACAAAAGTGGTTGGAGCAGAATGTAATCAAAATGAACTATAAGTCTTTTACTCAGATTGTGATTCTGGGTAGCAGCACTTTTGTTCCATTTATGCAACTCTCTGCAGCAAATCGTAGAGAAGTAATTGAAGATCTCCTTGACATCAAGATTTTTTCTTCTATGAATTCAATCATCAAAGATAAGATTCGACTTATAAAGGATGAGATTAAAACCCTTAATCTCAAAAAAGAATCTTTAGATGATAAAGTTGAGATGCAGCAAAACTTTATTGATGAACTTGAGAATCGTGGTAATGCCAATATAAATGCCAATGAAGAAAAGATTGCCAATCTAGACAAAGAAATTGGCGATTATGTTGATGCTAATGATATTATAGAATCTCATTTGGTACAATACACAAAAGAACAAGAGTCTTTGGTTTCTGTTAGTGATAAGTTGAAAAAACTTAATAACATGAAAGGTAAGATTTCTCAAAAGGTATCGACCATTACACAAGAACACAAGTTCTTCAATGAGAATTCGGTATGCCCTACATGTACAAGGTCGATTGAAGAAGAGTTTAGAATAAATAGGATTAAGGACGCTCAAAATAAAGCAAAGGAGTTGCAATCTGGTTACAAAGAGCTGGAAGAGGCAATTAAAGAGGAAGAAGAGCGAGAGCGTCAATTCATTGCTCTATCTAAGGAGATTACAAAA